GAGCAATACAATTATTGCTGGTAATGGAACTATTGAAGGTGCAAAGGCTGCCGGAGTTAAAAATGTAAAAGTTATAGAAACTAATGGAGATGAAATTATTGCAGTAAAAAGAACTAATTTAACTAAAGATCAAAAAGTTGGTTTAGCTATTGCTGATAATAGATCATCTGATTTATCTGAATGGGATAGAGAAGTTCTTGAAGAACTAACTATGGATTATGATTTAAAACCTTTTTTTGATGATGATGATTTATCACAATTATTGGGCGATGGTGAAATTAAAGACTTTGAAGGTTCACGAGAACATGGAGAAGCAGAATTTAGTGAATTTGATAATACTTGCCCACGCTGCGGTTTTGAATTTAATAATAAAAAATGATAGAAAAAAAACTTGGTTCTTGGCAATTATCTGATTTAAAAGATATTAAAAAAAATAATTTAAATGTTTTTAGTTGTTTTCACTGTGGCGGCGGTTCTTCAATGGGCTATAAACTTGCAGGCTTTAATGTTTTAGGCGGAGTTGAAATTGATAAAGAAATGATGGCTATTTATAGAGCTAACCATAAACCAAAATATAGTTATTTAATGGGAGTCCAGGAATTTAATAAATTAAACGAAATACCTGAAGAACTAAAAAATTTAAATATTTTAGATGGTTCACCACCTTGTTCAACTTTTAGTATGGCAGGTAAGCGTGAAAAAAAATGGGGTACTGAATATAAATTTAGAGAAGGTCAAAAATATCAAAGGCTTGATGATTTATTTTTTCATTTCATTCAAACAGCTAAACTTTTACAACCTAAAGTAGTTGTTGCTGAAAATGTAAAAGGTTTAATTGCTGGAAATGCTCGTGGTTATGTTAAAGAAATATTCAGAGATTTTAAAAAAGCTGGTTATGAAACTCAGTTATTTTTATTTAATGCAGCAAAAATGGGTGTACCGCAAGCAAGGGAAAGAACTTTTTTTATTGCACGCCGATCTGATTTAAATTTAAAACCATTTAAACCTTTATTTAATGAACAACCTATTTCAGTTGCAGAAGCATGTAAAACAATTGAACCTAATACAGAAGAAAAATTAATTAGTGATAAATTAAAAGAACTTTGGTTTAAAGTAAAACCTGGTAAATCATTTTCAACTGTTCACCCAAAAGGGCATTGTTTTAACATGAGTACTGTTAATCCTCGATTACCTTCGCGTACTGTAACTGCAACTCAAGGATTAGTTTATTGGAATAAACCTAGATATTTAAATTCTTATGAAATAAAAAGAATACAAACTTTTCCAGAGGATTTTAACTTTTTAAATACAGATCCGTGCTATGTAATGGGTATGAGTGTTCCCCCTTTTATGACTCAGCGTGTAGCATTAGAAATATACAAACATTGGTTTCAAAAGGATAATTAATTAATGGCAGCTGCTGAATCAAGCAAAATTGAGATAGATGTCAGAGTACAAAAGCTTTCTCGTATCATTGCGCGAGGTGGTAGAAGGTCTGATTGCCTACGATACGCTAGGGAAAATTGGGGGGTGTCTGAAGGTACTGTTGATAATTATTTAAAAAAAGCAAGAGATGAAATTAAAAAAGATTGGGATATTGAAAGACCCCAAATGATTGCTGATTTATTAGCTCAATGTTCTACTTTACAAATGGAAGCAAGAAGCGCAGGTCAATTTAATATTGCACTTGGAGCTATAAATACTGCAGCAAAATTAGCTGATCTTTGTTCGTGAGTTTTTTAGATACTTTAAAACAAGGTCATGTATTAAGCGGTAATGGTTTATATGAATTACCTTCAGCAAATGAAGTTATAACTAAAATTAAAAATAACTTATTACCTCATCAGGAAAAATTTTGTAAAGATATTGAACATAGAAAATTAGCTTTAGTTTGTGGTTTTGGTGCTGGTAAAACTTATGCTTTAGTTTCAAAATCTTTTATGCTTGCAGCTATGAATGTTGGACATATTTCAGCTGTTTTTGAACCTACGTCGCCTATGCTCCGGGACATTTTAATGCGAACTATGAATGATTTGCTTGAAGAATGGCAGATACCATATACTTTTAGAGCTTCACCTCTTCCAGAATATGTATTATCTTTTCAAGAAGGTTCACATACAATTTTATTAAGAACTATTCTTACATACCAACGCCTTCGAGGACAAAATCTCTGTGCAGTTGGATTTGATGAGGCTGATACTGTACCAAAAAGAGACGCGGAGCAAGCTATGAATATGGCTTTAGCAAGATTGAGATCGGGTAATATTCAACAATTTTATGCAACAACAACTCCTGAGGGTCATTCATGGGCGTTTGAAACATTTGAAAAAAATGCAAAAGAAGATACAAGATTAATAAAAGCAAAAACAAGCGATAATCCATATTTACCCGAAGGTTTTATTGATTCTTTATTAGAAAATTATCCTCCGCAACTTATCCAGGCATATCTTAATGGAAACTTTACGAACCTTACAACCGGAGCTGTTTATTCAAGATTTGATAGAAATAAACACTTAATTAACAATATTCCTTTTGATATAAAAATGGAAACACTTTTAATAGGAATCGATTTTAACGTGATGAATTGTAATGCAGTCGTAGCAGTTAAAGACAGAGATAAATTAATTGTTATTGATGAAGTAACAAAACAAAATGATACTGATGCACTGGCTCAAGAAATTAAAAGAAGGTATCCTAACAATAAAATATTAGTTTATCCAGATGCTAGTGGTGCTGCCAGATCAACAATTAACGCTTCAAAAACTGATATTGCCATTTTGCAAAGCTACAATTTCACAAGCATGGCGTTACGCAGCAACCCGCCAATTAAAGACCGAGTTCAAACCTTACAAGCACTCTTGGAAAACAGCAAAGGACGGGTGCGTTTGGCGATTCATGCCAGTTGCCGACGCTTAATTGAATGTTTAGAATTACAAAGTTATGATGAAAAAAGTGGAGATCCAGACAAGCAAAATGGATATGATCATCTTAATGATGCATTAGGTTACCTTGTATATAGAGAATTTTCAATTATTCATGCAAAGGCAGGTCGCCCAACTGGTATTAGAATATATTAAAAGTAATGATATTATGAGGAAAAACCGTGTATAGTTCACTAGATATTTACAATCAACCTGTAACTTTAGCTCCTACAACGGTTGCTTCTCCAAATTCTGCTTATCAAAGAATGGCAAATTTTTGGGGTTTGGTTGAAGATTTAAAAGAAGGCACATATAAAATTAGAAGTGAGCATAGAAAATACCTCCCACAAGAAAGCAGGGAAACAAATGATAGTTATGACGTTAGATTAAGCAGATCCACTGTTGTTCCTTACTTGCAGCGTATTGAAAAGATGCTGTCAGGTATGTTAGTAAGAAAACCAATTAGACTTGATGATGTATCTGATTTAGTTAGAGAACAGCTTTTTGATGTCGATTTAGAAGGAAACGATTTGAATGTGTGGCTTTATCAAACATCAAGAATTGCAATTAGCTTCGGTCATTGTGGTGTGCTTGTAGATGCACCGAAAGAAGGAGAAAAGGCAAGGCCATATTGGGTTACTTATGCGCCAAAAGATATTCTTGGCTGGAGGACAGAAATTATTGATGGAATTAGAAAGTTAACTCAATTACGATTGATGGAACAGGTGGTTGAATCTGATGGTAAATATGGAGAAAAGATTGTAAAGCAGATTAGGGTATTGGAACCTGGGCGATATGAAATCCATAGAAAAAACAATAAGGGTGAATATAAATTACATGATGAGGGAGAGATGAGCATTAAGGATAAGATTCCTTTTTCTGTTGCTTATTCAAACAGGGTTGGAATGTACGAATCACGAAGTCCTTTATATGACATTGCAGAACTGAACCTTAAGCATTATCAGATACAGAGTGACCTGTTTAATATTTTACACATTAGTGCAGTTCCTAATTTAGTAGTTTATGGCTATCCAAATGCAGATGAGATAACAACAGGACCGAATGAAGCATTATCATTACCACCTGAATCAAGAATGGAATATGTTTCACCTTCTGCGGATAGCTATGATGCACAATTCAAACTTCTTGAAGATTTAAAAGATCAGATAAATACTTTGTCATTAGCTGCAGTGTTAGGGCAGAAGTTAGTTGGCGAAACAGCGGAAGCTAAACAAATAGACCGTTCTCAGAATGACAGCACAATGATGGTTGTTGCTCAACAAATGCAAGACTTAATTGATAATTGTTTAAAATTTCATAGTGAATATCTAAATGAACCTAATGCTGGCAGTTCTTTTGTTAATAGAGATTTTGTTACTGCAAGATTAACACCACAGGAGATTCAAGCATATTTACAGCTTTATACAACTGGCACTATTACACAGGAAACATTACTAACACAATTAAGCACTGGCGAGATTCTTGGAGATGATTTTTCAGTGGAGGAAGAAGTTGAGGCAACGCAAGCTGGTGGGATGATTGAAATGGAAGCCCCAACTGAACCTAACGCAGCTTGATGAATGTCAATTCCAGAGGTATTTTTTAGAGAGACTATTGATCTCAACCGTTTCAGTAATGCTGTTGCAAAAAAATATGCTGTCACCTATAACGAGGTAATTTTAAATGCTGCAAAAGAATTAAGAAATATTGAATTAAAACAAATAAAAGCTGGTGAGGCGGTTGTTATTGCACCACAAACAAGAAAAAGACTTAGAGCGATTATAAAACAGGCAAAAGATAGTTTGAATACATGGTCTGGTGCTACTGCAAGAGATTTTAAGAAAGAATTACAGGGGATAACTCTTTTACAAAGAGATTTTATTGTAAATGAACTTAAAAAGGTTACAGCATCTGGTGATGTACCAATTAATAGTGTTGCTATTAGTCCAAAATATGCAGAATCTGTAATAATGACAGACCCAACACAAATAAATATATTTACAACTGAACAATTTAAGGAAGATGCCTTTAAAAGATTTGGTGTTGGTAAGTTTGAACTTACTGCAACTCAGGGATCAGCAATAACTTTACCTAATGGAAAAACTGTCAATAAAGCATTTAGAGGTATTACTGTTAGTTCGCAAGAAAAACTTAGGTTGGCAATTGACTCAGGTGTATATAGTGGAAAAACATCACAACAGATAGCAAGACAACTTGTAGGAAAATTAAATTTTGCAGACTTAGGGCCACTATCTGTTAAACAGCTTGCAGCATCGGGAGGAGAACTTACAAAAGTTGCAAATCATCAAATACAAACGATTGTAAGAACTTCTGTAAATCAAGTGCAGAATCAAGCAAGTCAAGCTGTATATGCTGCAAATAGTAAGGTTGCTCCTAAATATGAATATGTTGCAACATTAGATTCAAAAACTACTCCAATCTGTCAAAGACTTGATGGTAAACAGTTTGAATACAATAAAGGGCCGACACCTCCACAGCATTTCAACTGTAGATCAACTACCGTTCCTGTTGTTGATTTTAAAAAATTGCAAAAAGATTATCCAAGTCTTGAAGAGCCACCAGCCACTGCGCTTGATACAAGGCCAAGCATTACAGGTAGAGTTCCACAGGGGCAGGCTTATGGTGATTGGTTATTAAATCAAGATCGAGAACTACAAATAAAAACTCTTGGTAGTGAACAGAAAGTAAAGTTTTTTAAAACATTAGCTGGTAAAAAAGGTAGCTCTGGTCAGAAAGCATTAAGGCAGATAATTAGAAGTGATGGAACTGAAAAAACAATAGACCAAATCAAAAAAGAATATAAACTATAGATATGCCATTGAAAAAAGGAAAATCTGAATCTGTGATCTCAAGCAACATCCGTTTGCTAATGAGAGAAGGTAAAACATTGAAACAGGCACAGGCCATTGCATTATCTACAGCAGGTAAAAAGAAAACAGCTAAGAAACGCAAAAGGAAGTAATATATAAACAGTTACTTTTATTGTTATGCCATCACACTATGGATCAATGAAGCCAAAGGGTAAAAAGAAAAAAAAGAAGGGAGGTAAAAAATAATGGGATATACATTCAAAGTCCAGACTTATGATGAGTCAAAGCCAAAGGCTGAGGCTAAACCTAAAACAACAAAAAAATCTAAAAAGGTAAAAGGTGACTAGAAAGTTCAGGCGGGTTCCAAAAGATAAAAAAACAGGTGTTCCCAAAAAATATCTGTCTGGAGCAAAGAACAAGGCAGCGAAAGCTGCTGAGATCAAAAGAACTGCCGAAGCCTACAAACGCGGAGAAAAAATAGATTTAAAAGCAATTTCTAAATTCAGAGCTTCT